ATGGACACGCTGGCCGATGTCCTGGTCCCGATCCTGCGCCCACTGCTCACCGATGTGCTCAAGGTCGAAGAGTTGGGGCGCGTGCTCATTGTCAAACTCAGGCCTGGTGGCATCATCACGCCGCACATTGACGAGGGCACCTATGCAGATCACTATGCCCGCTTTCATGTGGCCGTCACTGGCACAGACAAGGCGACGCTGACAGCAGGCGACGAGACGCATCACATCGCACCTGGTGAGGCATGGTGGTTTGATCACAAGGTCAGACACTCAGCGCGAAACGACGGCGACACCGACCGCATTCACATCATCATCGACGCGGTCACGCCGCTGTTCCCGATGCGCAAGGTACCCGTATCCGATAATGTAGCCACTACTGTGGCGTCAATAGTGGGGAACCCATGACTGAAATCCGACTTTCGAATGTCGATGAGATGCTTGCGAATGCAGGTGAGTTGTTCTCAGAACACTGGGAAGAGATTGCCCTGAACAAGCAGGTGATGGTGCTCAAGCCCGATGAGGCAAAGTACCGAGCCGCAGAGGCCAACGGCATGCTGTTGATCCTCGCCGCTTTTGAGGGCGAAAAGGTTGTGGGTTACTCGGTGAACATCGTGACGAATCATCTTCACTATGCCGACCTCATAACATGTAGCAACGACTTGCTCTTTGTGACTGAAGGCAAGAGGAGTGGCCGACTTGGACTGCAACTGATCCGTGCAACGGAGAAGGCGGCAAAAGAGCGCGGCGCCCGTCTGATGCTGTGGCATGCCAAACAAGGCACGCCGCTGGAGAAGATGATGCCTCGCCTTGGTTACGGTGTGCAGGACATTATCTTCAGTATTCAGATCTAAAGGAGATCATCATGGGTGTAACAGCGGCAGTGGCGGCAGTAGTCGGAACCACATATGCGGTCTACAGTGGCGAGCAAGCCAAAGACCGACAGAAAGATGCAATGCGCCAGCAAGAGGTAGCGCAGACGCAACAGTTGACGCAAGCCAAAGAGGCGGCGGCAACCTCACAGCAAAACATCAACAAGGCAAACCAGCGCCGTCCTGATACTCAGGCCGTGATGGCTGATGCCGGTATGGCTGGTGCTGGCGGTGCAAGCGGCACGATGCTGACTGGACCGCAGGGCATCGACCCTCAACAGTTGGCCCTCGGCAAAAACACACTTCTCGGCGGTTAAACCATGAGTCAATTCCCCAGCGACGCACAGTCGTATGCAAACGCCCCAGAACGGGACAAACTGTTCACGCGTTGGGGTCAACTCAAGTCGGAGCGTGCATCCTGGTGGTCGCACTGGCAAGAGATTACAACCTACCTGCTACCACGCAATGGGCGCTACTTCGTCCAGGACCGTGACAAGGGCTGGCGCAGGCACAACAACATCTACGACAACACTGGCACACGCTCACTGCGCGTGCTAGGTGCTGGCATGATGGCTGGTGCTACAAGCCCGGCACGGCCATGGTTCCGCCTGGCCACAGCAGATCCTGAACTCAATAAGTACCAGCCGGTCAAGATTTGGCTCGATGACACAACCCGTCGCATGCAGATGGTGTTTCAGCGATCCAACACATACCGCGCACTGCACCAGATGTACGAAGAACTCGGCGCATTCGGCACCGGCGTCTCGATCGTACTGCCTGACTTCCAGAACATCATTCACCACTACCCGCTGACCTGCGGCGAATACTGCATCTCGACCAACTATCAGGGCGCAGTTAATACGCTGTATCGCGAGTACGAGAAGACCGTTGCGGAAGTCGTGCAAGAGTTTGGTCGCGAGAACTGCTCGACCACTGTGCGCAACATGTTTGACCGTGGCTCGCTTGATGCCTGGGTGCCAATCATCCATGCCATCGAACCACGAGCAGACCGCGACACACGCAAGCGCGACAACATGAACATGCCGTTTGCGTCGTACCACTTTGAGGTGGGCGGCGACAACAACAAGTTCCTGCGCGAGTCTGGCTACAAGATGTTCCCGGCACTTGCTCCACGCTGGGCCACTGCTGGTGGTGACATCTACGGCAACAGCCCTGGCATGGAAGCATTGGGCGACATCAAGCAATTGCAACACGAGCAACTGCGCAAAGCCCAAGCGATCGACTACCAGGTCAAGCCACCACTCCAGGTGCCGACCTCGATGAAGAACCGCGATGTCGAGACACTGCCTGGCGGCGTCTCGTTCGTCGATGCGAACTCACCAACCGGTGGCATTCGCTCTGCATTCGAAGTCAACCTCAACTTGCAGTACCTGCTCAACGACATCCAAGACTGCCGCGACCGCGTTCGTGGTGCGTTCTATGCTGACCTGTTCTTGATGCTGGCCAACGCAACAGACACACGCATGACAGCGACCGAAGTGGCCGAGCGTCACGAAGAGAAACTGCTCATGCTTGGCCCGGTGCTTGAGCGTTTGCACAACGAGTTGCTGTCTCCATTGATCGACATGACATTCACTCGCATGGTCGAGGCTGGCGTGCTATTGCCACCGCCTCCAGAACTGCAAGGCATGGAGTTGTCGGTCGAGTTCGTCTCGATGCTGGCCCAGGCACAGCGTGCTATCGGCACCAACAGCGTTGACCGCTTCGTCGGCAATTTGGGCGTCGTGGCCAACATGAAGCCAGAGGTGCTCGACAAGTTCAACAGCGACGCATGGGCAGATGCCTATGCCGACATGCTGGGCGTCGACCCCAACATCTTGGTGGGTGGCGAGCAAGTCGCAATGATTCGCGATGCACGCAACCAGGCGCTCGCGGCCAAAGAGCAACAGGCCGCAATGCACCAGCAGGCATTGATCGCCAAGGATTTATCACAAGCACAGACGACAGAGCCTAGTGCGCTATCTAATGTGATCGACATGTTCTCCGGATACAACACACCCTGAAAGGAATAGTCATGCCATTGATCAACATGCAACGCGCACCCGAGCGCGAAGAGATGCCAGGCGAGATGGAGATGGATGAGCCGCGCTACCCGTACGGCTTATGCATCAGCCTCGGCAAAGAAGAACTCGAGAAACTGGGCATCACTGCCCTGCCTAAAGTCGGCACCGAGATGACCATCATGGCCAAGGCCTATGTGAAGATGACTCGTGCATACGAGACTCAAGGCGAAGGCGAAGACATGGGCATCGAGTTGCAGATCACCGACATGGAGATCCAAGGCAACCAGCAACAGCGCAATGCTGAAGCATCCACCATGCTCTACGGTTCAGGTGAGTAATCATGCCGGGACCAGGCTTGTGGGCCAACATCCACGCCAAGCGTAAGCGCATCGAGGCGGGTTCAGGTGAGCGCATGCGCAAGCCTGGCGAAGAGGGTGCGCCCACACGCAAAGACTTTAAGGAGTCTGCGGCTGAGAAGCTGTACGGCAAAGACAAGGACAAGAAATGAGCGCACGCCAAAAGTACCAGGGCGCCCCCTGGCTGTATGACGAGACAACCGGCGACATCGTCGGGGTCAAAGATCCTGATGGGTCTGAGTTCTACTTCCAGCGTGCCCCGTACTACGGCCTGTTTCTGGACACTACGAACCAAACTGGCGGCACCAGCGGGTCAGCAATGACATTCAACACAGCCGCCATTCAGCAGGGCGTGCGGTTGGTTGACAGCACCAAGATCTATGCCGACCGATCAGCAATCTACAACTGGCAACTATCAACGCATCTGCACAACACAGACAGCCAGGCCCACTATTTTGAACTGTGGGGCAAAAAGAACGGCGCCGACATCCCCAACAGCCGATTTATTTATTCGGTTCCAAGCAGTCACGGTGGCGTGGCTGGGACCATCATCCCAAGCCAGAACTTCTTCATTGACATGAATGCTGGCGACTATGTCGAGATCTACTGGTCACGGGATAACGCAGGAATCACGATCGCTTATCACGCCCCAGAAACTTCACCGGCTAGGCCAGCGGCACCATCTTTGTTGCTGACCGTCAGTGAAGTAGCGGCATGAGGGTACCCGTATCCAAATGTGCAGTCGTTAGATTGGCGCCATGAGCAAAGAATTTGACCCGATCGATTTGCGTGGGCAAGAGCGTGCAAAGTCCGATAAGGATATGCGCGAGAAGATTGCCCGTGAAAACGAAGAGGCGGATATCAAGTGGCTCATGGGTAGTAAGAGGGGGCGTCGTGTAGTGTGGCGCCTTATGGATCAATCCGGCGTGTTCCGGCTGTCGTTCAATACCAACTCGATGCAAATGGCATTCGCAGAAGGTAACAGGAACTTCGGCAATCGCATGCTCGCGATGATTCACTCTCTGTGCCCAGAGTTATATCCACAAATGGTAAAGGAGCAATCCAATGACAGAATCGCTGATGACGGATCAAGCCGCAACGACCACTGAAGGCACGCCCGCATCGCAAGACGCCTTGAGCACGCAACCGACGGGTGGCGAGCAACAGGCGACGCAACAACAGGCTGACGGTACGCAGAACCAGCAGGCTGGCCAGGATGGCCAGAAGACTGGCAATGCCGAAGGTGACCAGAACGGCGAACAGGCGAAAGCCAACGCGCCGGAAGTGTACGAATTCAAAGCCCCCGAGGGCAAAGAGTTCGACCCCGAGGTGATGAAGTCATTCTCGGAAATCGCCAAGGAATTGGATCTGCCGCAAGACGCCGCGCAGAAAGTGCTGGACAAAGTCGCACCAAAGATCTTGGAGCGTCAAATGCAAGCACTTGAAACTGTCCGTAATGAGTGGGCCGAATCTGCTCGCACCGACAAGGAATTCGGGGGTGACAAACTCAACGATAACCTGGTCGTGGCAAAGAAAGCACTCGACTCGTTCGGCACGCCAGAACTGCGCAAGTTGTTAAACGAGTCTGGCCTGGGCAATCACCCGGAGATGATCCGATTGATGTACAGGGCAGGAAAAGCAATCAGTGAGGACCGCTTTGTCGGTGGCACTCGAGGTGGTCAGAAGGCTGGCCCCAAGGGATTCAACGACCTTGCATCCGCGCTATATTCAAATCAGCAATCTTAATAGGAGTCCATCATGGCTACTTTGTCGAACAACTCTCTCACCCTGGCCGATTGGGCCAAACGCGTCGACCCGGACGGTCGAGTTCCCATCGTTGCTGAACTGCTTTCGCAGAGCAACGAAATTTTGGAAGACTGCGTGTTCAAGGAAGGCAACCTGCCTACCGGCGAGCGCGTCGTAATCCGTACTGGTTTGCCCACTGTCTACTGGCGTGCGCTTAACCAAGGTATCCCTTCAAGCAAATCGACCACTGCTCAAGTGGACGAGGCTTGCGGCATCTTGGAAGCCCGCTCTGAAGTTGACAAAGACTTGGCAATGCTGAACGGCAACACCGCTCAGTTCCGCTTGTCTGAGGACACCGCTTTCTTGGAAGCGATGAACCAAACTCAAGCAACGACCATGTTCTACGGCAACCCTGGTGTTGATCCTAAACAGTTCCTCGGCCTTGCCGCTCGCTACAGCGACAGCACAGCCGCCAACGGCCAGAACATTTTGAAGGCTGGTGGCTCTGGTTCTGACAACACATCGATCTACTTGGTCGTGTGGGGTGATAACACTGTGTACTGCCCGTTCCCTAAAGGTTCGAAGGCTGGCTTGATTCACGAAGACCTCGGCGAGCAAACCGTTTACAACAGTGACGGCACCCGCATGCAGGCTTTGGCTACTCGCTACCAGTGGAAGAACGGTCTGGTCGTGAAAGACTGGCGTTATGTCGTGCGCATCGCAAACATCGATGTGAGCGACCTGATTGGCCAGACTGGCACCCAGGCTCCTTCCGCCGCTACCGCGATCATCAAACTGATGGCTCGTGCTCTGTACCGCATCCCCAACATGTCGATGGGTCGTGCCGCGTTCTACATGAACCGCACTGTCCACTCTGGCTTGTCGATCGCGGCATTGGACAAGAGCCAATATGTGCTGAAGATCAACGAAGGCTTGAGCCAGTTCGGTATGCCTTACTCTTGGCTGTCCTTCTTGGGCGTTCCGCTCCGTCGCGTTGATGCTTTGCTCAACACCGAAGCGGCCATTTCTTAATTGGTCAACTTAACCCTGAAAGGATCAAACCATGATTACCGATAAACTGCTCCGCGTCTCCACTGACCAAGCCGTGACGACTACTGCTGTGTCGACCGATACGATCGACCTGTCTGTAGCCCGCGACATGGGTGAAGGTGAAGAACTGTTCATGAACTTTGCAATGACCGAAGCCTTCGCTGGTGGTACTTCTACCAACTTCGAAGTGATCATCGCTGACAACGCCGCTCTGTCGAGCAATGTCGTGGTGGTTGGCGCTTCCGGCGCAATCGTTACTGCTGACTTGGTGCTTGGCAAGAATGTTGCCGTAGCCATCAACCCGCAGATCGCTTCGCTCGGCAAGCGTTATATGGGCGCTCGCTACACTGTGTCTGGCACGAATACTGGCGGCAAAGTTACTGCCGACATCGTGATGGATATTCAGGATGGCAAGAAGTTCTACGCTTCTGGCTTCACCGTAGTCTGATAAGGAGAATTACACATGCCTAAATACCGAGTGATCGCACCATGCTTCATCAACAACGGCCTTCGCAATGAAGGTGAGATCGTCGACTATGACGGTCCTGCTGGATCTGCGCTGGTACCTGTAGACGATGAAGGCAACGAGGCCAAAGCAGAAACCTCTGCAAAGAAGTGGACGCCGAAGGCCAAGCGTGAGTCGGTTGAAGGCTCAGTGTAATCCTTCCTGATCGGAAGCCGTAAAGTCACGGGGGGCCGCTGGGAAACCACGGTCCCCTTTTTACATTTAGGAGGCCATGATGGCATCAGTTGTCGACATCTGTAACCTTGCGCTGGCGCACCTCGGCGACAACGCCACCATCGCAAGCATTGATCCACCTGAAGGATCTGCGCAGGCAGAACACTGCCAACGCTTTTACCCCATCGCTCGAGACACTTTGCTCGAGATGCACAGTTGGGCATTCGCAACCAAACGAGCATACGGCGCCGAGGTCGAGAACACTTGGCCAATGTGGCAGTACGCCTACGCCACGCCATCCGATGCAATGAGTGTGATTGCAGTGCTACCCCCTGAAGCAAAGGACGACTACAGCACCACATTCACACCGGAAACTTACCCGGACTTTTACACCAACTACTCACCCTCTGTGGCCGCTGGCCAATATGTGCCGCAAAAGTTTGCAGTCGAAACTGCATTCGATGGATCGCAGATTATTCTGACCAATCAAAAGCAGGCGGTCATTCGCTACTCTGCACGCATCACAGACCCCACAAAATTCTCCGCGCTGTTTACCAATACATTGTCCTGGCATCTTGCATCGATGCTTGCAGGACCGGTGATCAAGGGTGACCAGGGCGCCGCAGAAGCCAAGCGATGCATCACCATGATGAATCTGTACCTTGGCAAGGCAATGGAGGCTGATTCCAACGAGCGCCAAATCAAACCAGAGCACATCGTGTCCTGGATTGCAGGGAGATAAGCATGCCTAATGTGCGCACACTACAACGATCATTTGCTGGCGGCGAGATGTCGCCAGAGATGTTTGGCCGCATCGATGATGTGAAATACCAAACGGGTGCCGCGACAATGAAGAACTTTGTTGCTACGCCTCAAGGCCCAGCAGAAAACCGCCCAGGCTTTGCATTTGTTCGCGAGGTCAAAGACAGCACCAAGCGCACTAGGCTGATCCCATTCACATACTCGACCACGCAGACTATGGTGATCGAGTTAAGCCCAGGCTACATTAGATTCCACACACAAGGCGGCACACTGCTGTCTGGTGGCGTGCCATACGAGATTGCCAACCCATACGCAGAAGCGGACCTGTTCGACATCCACTATGTGCAGTCGGCTGATGTGATGACGCTGGTGCATCCCAACTATGCTCCGCGTGAATTGCGACGCCTGGGCGCAACCAACTGGACGCTGACCACCATCAATTTTGGATCGCCAATTGCCGCGCCCACTGGCGTGACCGCAACCAGATACATTCCTGCGTCGTCATCAACCAACGCAGACACATACGAGACAATGAGTTATGTCGTGACTGCCATTGCCGCCGATGAGATTGGCGAGTCGGTTCAGTCAAGCGTCGCCTCAGTCACCAACAATATTTTTGTCACTGGCGCAACCAACACGATCTCCTGGACAGCAGTCGCAGGCGCATCGCGTTATCGCGTCTACAAACTG